CATAAGCGTTGGCCGAGCCTGTAAATCTTGCAACTGGCGTAGATGCACTTGATACATCCAACTTATAAGCAGGCGAACTCGTCCCAATGCCCAACCCGGTAGAGGTCAGGCGCATTTGTTCGGTGTTGCCAGTCTGAAACGCAAACGAACCTGCGTTGTTGCCAGTAGAGTTCAGCGTAATCAGGTTGTTGGCGGCATCTGCGCTGATGTCCAAAACAGCGTCATCGGTGACAGCACTGTTAACGACACCAAACCGAGCAATGTTTGTATTCGTGTCGCTGGTGACGTAAGTGCTAAAACGAGTTCCGTTAAACGTCAGCGCACTCCCCGTGGTCAGCACCTTGCTGCCGTTGAGGTAGGCCACGCCATTGGCGGTTCCTGCGGATAGGATCGGGTTGCTGGCGAATGTCTTGACGCCAATAAATGTCTGTGCCCCGGTGGTCAAAAGCGTAGACGCCCATGCCGATCCCGTCCAAACACGCATTTCACCAGCACTGCTATTGAAATAGATAGCGCCGGTAATTAGCGCATTACCGTCATTGTCCAGAGTCGGATCGCTGGTCTTAACGCCGAGATAACGATCATCAAAACTGTCGTAGCTTGCTGCTGCTGCTGCCGCAGACGCTGCCGCAGCACTGGCGCTTGATGCAGCATTTGTAGCGCTTGTAGACGCATTGCTAGCACTCGTTGCAGCATTGCTAGCACTCGTTGCCGCTGCTGCCGCAGATGCCGCAGCCGACGTTGCCGAGCCTAAAATGCCGTCAACATAAATCTTTGTTGCGGCGTCTTGATTCGATGTCGGATCACCAAGACCTGTAATCTTGTTCGTCCCCATCGCAATAGCACCGCTCATGGTGCCACCGCTCAACGCAAGACGTGTGTCGCGCTGCGTATCTACATAGGTCTTGGTAGCAGCATCCTGAGCAGAAGTAGGATCACCCATGCCGGTGATCTTGTTCGTCCCCATCGCAATAGCACCCGTCATGGTGCCGCCGCTCAACGACAACTTCGTTGCAATGGAGTTGGTCACTGTCGTGGCAAAACTGGGATCGTTGCCCAGTGCCGCAGCCAGTTCATTCAGCGTATCCAGCGTTCCCGGCGCAGAATTAACAAGATTGGAAATCGACGTGTCAACATACAGCTTTGTAGCTGCATCACTATTATTAACTGGCGACGACAGATTGGTGATGGTCGCAGCAGTTGCGCCATCCATATTCAACGTGCCGCTGATGGTGACGTTGTTGAACGTTGACGTGCCACTAGAGGCATTAACGTTGCCTGTCAACGTAGCCGACAATGTGCCGTTGACGGTGGCGTTATTGAACGTCGAAGTGCCACTAGAAGCTGTTACGTTTCCGGTGACGTTGCCGGTGAGTGCGCCAACAAAACCGGTGTTAGCGGTGATGGTGGTGCCGGTGACAGCTTGAGGCGTGGTGCCACCGATAACGGTGTTATTGATGGTGCCAGCGCTGATAGCAGCAGACGCAATTGTTGCCGCAGTGTTCACCGTCAGATTGGTGAAGGTGCCTGCGGCAGGCGTCGTTGCGCCAATGATGGTGTTGTTAATGGTGCCACCAGAAATGGTAGCAGTCGGAATCGTTGCGCTTACAGTGGCGCTAACCGTCGTAAACGTACCGGCAGCGGGGGTGGTGCCACCGATGACAGTGCTGTTGATAGTGCCGCCAGAGATGGCAGCAGTGTCAGCAACAAGGCTGTCGATGTTGGCGGTGCCGTCAATGAAAAGGTCTTTAAACTCGAACGTGCTGCTGCCGAGGTCGATGTCGTTGTCAGTGACAGGCAGAATAGCTCCGTCGATAAGACGAAGTTGTTCTACTGCTGCACTGCTAACATTGATGAAGAGACTAATCCGATTGTTCGTGCTATCTACAACAACCTTGTTGCGAGCGTTGGTATCGGAGACTAGCGGAATGTACGCGCCTTCGGTGGAAGTGCCGTCGTGCTTATGTCCAGTGGCAACGACAAAGGCGTCACGAAGAGCGTTAAACTCATCGTTCAGAGGGGTAGCACGAACAACTGCTGTCGGAACAATGCTCGCTGCCGATTGACGGGAATATCCTGCCACAATTATCTCCTATCGTTGTATGAGAAGTTCATCACTAAGCCCTGAATATTGTGACTTAGATTTGTGTCATTGGTGACATATGTAAACGAGACAGAGAATCCAGAGCCGGAGATGTTTGTTTTAACAACCGGGGATGGATTGCCATCATAGACGGCAGCGCTGTCATAAACTGCGCTACTGTAGTAAGCAGCAGCATATTGCGTCGTTATATCATAGTCTGTCGGATTAAAAACATTTACGCTATCATCGAAGTCATAAGACACTGCGAACGCAATGTTCACAGAGCCTTCAGCTCGTAAGAACGTGGTGACGTTGTAAAGATTTTTACGAATCGTTGGGTCTTCAAAGTAATAATACGGGGTCTGATAAATGCTAAGAATAGGACGACCATCGAAATCGCTTCCTGTCTCTTGTTTATACACTTTACCAGTAGCGTCTCCGTGCAAAAGAATTTCTTCAGTGCCAATCAAACCACTAGCAGCAGAGGTTGCGGTTATGTCGAAAAGCTGACCAAACTCCATTGCAATGCCTTGATCCATGCGACGCAAACCGGCTAAGATGCCGAAGAGTCCGTCGGTGGTAGACAAAAATCTAAACTGAGACTTCTTATTATAGACAACGCTTGTAAACTTTTCTACATCAAGGTTTGACTGAACAATTTCATCAATGAAAGTGTTCACTGTTGTCTGAATTTGCTTAGACAAATTCTCAAGTTCAACGTCACCGATTCGAGCTGTACCGGCAATGGGACGGAAACCGTCATAGCTCAAGAACACCAGATTACCGGCAAATTCAACAACGCTATCGGGAACAATACAGCCGAGGTTGTTCGTCACCTCTTGCACATTGAAGTCAGCAATGCTTGTGCCAACAAGTCGCTTAATTGCGTTCTTGCCAAAGATATAGAGCACGTCGCGGAACGACTTAATCTGTACAATGGGGAAGCCAACGTTGATGACGCCCGCGCCAGCGGCAGGGGTAAAGTTGGTTTCAGCGGTTGGTGCAGAAAAATAGAGATTGTAAGGGGCGCTGCTGTCGCCTGCTAAGAACAAGTGATTGGCAAACTGCGTTACATATTTCGGAGCAGCAGGTGCTGTAGATGCTGTGATCTGAGTGTAGGTGGTGCCGTCATAGACAGCAGCGGGGTTGACGCCATCAACCAGCACCATCTTATTTACGCCCCATGTGAGGTTTTCAAATCTCACCTTTTTGACACCAACCATAGTGACGGTGCCGGGAGTCGTAACAGCCACCCATGCGCTAGTGCTGGTATTCCAGCGGTAGAAGTAGTTGGTGCCAGCAGAAGGCTTACGGCAAGCAAAGATGCCGTTATTAACACCATCAAAGATGTTGATGCCTAAGACACCACCTTCACCCGCAAGAGTGCCGTAGCTGTTTGCATATCCACTAATGCGCCTATATCCACCCGATGTGGACGGCTCATAGTTGATAAGCTGTAAAGCGCTACCGGGATAGCGCTCAGCTTGCGTTAGCAAGTCTTTGTTGGTATCAAGCCCACCAAGACAGCTAACTTTTAGCGCTTGAATACGATCAGCCATTTAATACTCGTGCAGATACCGCAGGCTTCAAAATCATTGTCGATGTCATAGATACCGGATCGTCAATGAGAATGCGCCGCATGGTGCGGATGCCGTTATCAAACTTTTCACGATGGATAGCAGCACTTTGTTCGTTGCTGCGGAATATCATTAGAAACATCATTCCACCATCAATGATGACGCCCTTAAATCTATCAGGAACAATGCAGGTATCGCTATACAAAGACATTTCTGTCGGAAACGTCCAATATTTATATTCAATAACATAGTCTTTGTCAGGCGGCGGAGTTAAGCCAAACTTGCTTTCCTGCGTCATGTAAACGCGACGAGGCGCTTCACGAGCAGCGGTGCCACCTGTTTCATCACGACTACGATAGTGTCGTAGAAACTCTACATATGGCAACGGCTCTAGTTTTTGTGGAATATTCGTTTGATCACCATGCTGACGGACATAAAAGCTGTCCCAGTCTACACTAGACAAGTCAGCGGGAAAACTATATTCAGCAGTGCCTGCAACGGTGGTTGTAGTTCCAGTGGCAAGCGTAAAAGGCCATTCTTGCGCAACATGCAAGATTTCACGGACAGAGGCATTGATGGCATCCTTTGCCAGAGCTTGAATATTTCGCGCACCGCTGAAATTGTTTGAGTCCATCTCCACTTCGTTGAGACGGCGCAAAAGCTCGTTAGTGAGTGAGAGAAAGGTTGCCATAAGTATTCCTAGTTATACAACAGAAAAAGGCTCCGTAGAGCCTTTTCCATTTTGCTTACGTCTTCCCAGACTTAGGCAAGCGTGTCATTGTCAACAGTGCCCGGAGTAGCCCAGTCAGCATTGACATCGACCACCACAGCGAACACGCGACCACGGATCGTGCCGGGAGAACCGGAGATCGTCGTCACGACGTCGATGGTGTCAGCCGCAGCCACCAGACCGGCGGTGGTGCCAACACGAATGGTGTTAGCAGCGGTGTTGTCGAAGTTCAGAGCACTAGCGAAGGTGGTAGTACCATCGGTAATGTTCATCGTATACGTGGTGACATCAGGCACCGTCGTATAGTTTTGAAAACCGACAGCCAACACCAGAGTGCCAGCGCCCACAGGAATACCTACAGCGGTACCGGAAGTGGCGGCGAGCGTCACATCCTTTTCCACAACGTAGGCTTTATTTCGAAGAGATTGAACAGCAGCCATTATTTTTCCTTTGAAGAGTTAATATATTCTATTGCCGATTGCAGAAGGTCAACATCGTCGTTCAAGTAGCCGATACCGAGATTACATTTAGCACAAAGAAGACCGCGAACTTTTTTAGTGTCGTGGCAATGGTCAATAAACAATTTTCCGCTTCCAATTCTTTCAGAATTTGGAGACTCGGATTTGCAAATTGCACACTTTCCTTCTTGTTCATCAAGCAATTGATAATATTGTTCGGGAGTAATTCCGTAAGTTCGAACAATAAATGTCTTCCACTTGATATGTTCTCTACAGGGTTTACATTGACCCCGCAAAGAAACTCCACCCCTTGCTTTTTCGTCTCGTTCTAACTGAAACTCTGATGCTAACTTAAAGATACCACAAACACTACACTCTCTACCATCTTTATACGGGTGGTCATCGCGGAGCGTAAGTGGTATCTTCATTCTGCTATTTTAGCACACTACGCTACGTTATACTTGGCCCTGACAATAGCCTCGGGTTTCAGTAGCTTACGGCCGTAGACATGCATGCCACGCACGATGTCAGCGAAGCTGTCGGGGTCACGATAGGTTTCGGTCTTCGTGATCGTCTCAGCCGTAGCCACAGCAGCCTCATGACCGGCAACGATGATACCATAGTTGTCGTTCTGGTTGGCAGTGCCAGCGGTGCCGGGGCCGGTACCGATAGCGGGCAGGTTGTTCGACACGAATACCTTGAAGCCGTGCAGATTGCTCAGCACCAAACCATTTTGCAGACCAGCACCGCCGAAGTCGCTGTTCAGCAAGCGGCTGTCTTCGTCCTTCAGCATTTCCACGAAAATCGGGTCAACCACGAGGAAGCGACCTTGCGTGTCCACATTCTGTTGATCCAACAGACGAGCCATGCGAGAGATGATCATCAAGGGGGACACACGATCCGTCGGCAGCGAGGTCGTACCCGGCAGACGCGGGGTCACCGGAATCGAATGCTCACCGGCAGAAGCCGTGGTGATGTTGGCGAACGAGCCTTTCTTCAGCTTCATCGAAGCCAGCAGTTCATCGCTGTCAGCAGTCGAAACAGCCTTGGTACCAGAAGCGGTGGTACGAGCCACGGTGGCGTTGGCACCCAGAGCGGCTTGTTGGAAGCCAGTCATGTAGCCAAGCACGTCTTGGTCGTAGTTGTCCTTCAGGCGATAGGCAGCACGATCAGAAGCCAGAGACATCCAGTTCACATGCGACTGCGAAGATTCGATGTCGTCCACCTTGAAAGCGAAGTAAGCCGACTTGTCAACCACCAGAGTGAAGTCGCTGTCGTCGAGGTCTTGGGCCGTAACTTGCGTGCCACGAGCGTAGTTCTTGACGGCGATTTCGGGTTCCTTGATGATCTTAACAGAGTCACCAACGTTGGCGATTTCACCAAAATAGTCGTTGTTGGTGATAGCTTCAACCACAGACGACTTACGGAAAGCAAGCTGAACTTGCTTGGAATAGATAACCGGGGACCAGTTACCGTTAGGAAGGTTGCCCCAACCGGGAGCAGAAGCGAATGCCATTTGAGTATTCTCCTATATTAGCATTTACTATCTGTCTGCGTCTTATTCGGGCCTCGCTAGGGATAGGTGGTCAATGCTAATCGCTCTAGAGTTCGATTAGGATTGACGGCTACCCGCTTGGGTATTCGACAAAACTTATTGACAGGAACAAAAAAAGGACGTTGCCATTTCTGACAACGCCCCCGTTAGAACAGACTTCTTTGTGTTTGTCAAGCGTTAGCGAGCATTTCCGCTAATATCATAAACAAACTTGCCCGAACGCATTGCTTTTACAATATCTTCTTGTTTGGCCTCGTATTCCTGCATGGACATTTTCTGCACTTGGCTCTCATAGAAAACACCTTCTTGGTCTGCCGTAGCACTTGGCGCAGATCGTCCTTTGGTGTTTACGGCTTGCGCAGCAGCGCGGCTATCGTCTTCTTTTTGCTTTTTTCCTGACAATCCCTTGTCTGCTTTGTAAAGATCGATGGCGCGAGCAGCCGAGCGATAGTCGGCGTCGTTTTCATAGAGGGCATCTTGCACCCATTTTGGCTGCTCTTCTGCCCAGTCATGGAAATCGTCATCATCTTCAATCTTATCAAAATCAGGATGAATCTTCAAAAGCTCGACTCGGGCCTTTTGCCGAGCAGTTTCACGCTCAGTTTCATCGACCTGCTTCATTCGCTCTTCAAGAGTCTTCTGCGTTTCCTTAGCTTTCTTTAGCGCAATAGATTCTACAATACGATAGACATCGGGATATTGTTTTGCCCACGCATCGATGTCTTCGTCGCGTGCCGGAAGCTTCATCTGCTTCTCGGTGGATTGCTCAACCAACTTCTTTAGGTCGTCGATTTCTTTTCGAAGATCAGTTTCCACTTTTTGCGAATGGCGTCGCAAATCGCCATAACGCTTCTTGAAAGTTTTCTCTTCAGCATTAAGATTTTCTTCAGAAGTTTCCTCTTCATTTTTTGTCTCCTGCGTTTCTGCTGACTGCGCCTGTGCAGCTTTCAGCTTTTCGAGTTCTTCTTCTTCTTTCTTGATGCGGTCATCGTTTGCATTGCGACGCATGGAAAATGGTGCAACGCGAGTTTGTGTAGGTACAGCAATAGGATCAGCCATAATTAACTCCTTTCTAAAGTTATGGGGCCATTTGTAGCCGCTAGTGCGGGGAAACGGGTTGCCGTTTATGTGTTAAGTATAGTCGATCTTTTCTCCTTTATCAATCGGAAACAATCATGTCATTGTTGCCGAATCCCTTTAGTCCGCTGCCACCGCTAACAGACCCAAAGTCACCCATTGTACCATAATCAAAACCAATATCTTTTGAGAATTTAATTACATCAGCAAAGTCCATATCAGACATCAGCACACCAAAGGATTGATCTCCGCCATACATGCTGCCTTCGTTTGTTTTGAAAGCATCCATATCAGACAGTCGAACACCGAAGTCAGGCTTAGCGGCTTTAATTGATTCACTAATCGCATCTGACATAGACTTACCACGAATAACAGCATCTACTGCGTTTTGTGAAGCAGCAGCAATTTCAGAATCTGTCAAACCAGTATCTTTAAGTTGTTCGTAAACATACTTACCAACATCAGCAGCACGCCCGCCAGTACCTAACGCACCGGCAGATGCAGCAGCAGTGGCGTCATTCCTATCACGAATTTGATCAATTTGAGCCATTGCAGACGCAAGACCAGTTGAGCTTGTTACATCAACGCCACCGGCTCTGCCAACCATTTCTTGATTGAGCTTGCCCATGAATTGATTGACAGCATCTTGTCCATACGTCTTGATTGCCCAACGAACACCTTGTGTTATGATGCCGGGAACGCCGGAAACAGCAGCAAGAGTAGTGACAGCCGCATTGCCCAATTGAGCTTGTCCACGGGTGATGCCACTATACAAGTCTTCGGTGACAATTTCACCCGCCTTACCGGTTCCGCCGGGGTTATAAATCAAGTCAGAACGACCAAAGTCAGCAATGTTGCTTCCAGTGTACGTACCGGCAACACTGACGCTAGTGCCTGCACCAGCAGTTGTTCCACTAGTGCCAGCAGTTGCGGATGTACCTGTTCCGCTAAACAGAGAAGCACCACCAACACCAACACCTGTAGTTATTCCGCCAGTGGTTGTTTCTTTATCAGTTGGTGTAGTTGGAATCGTTTTTGTAGGCGTACCAGTTTGAAGCGCACCATTGGGTAATGGGCGCATGGGCTTACCATTAATAAATGGCATGTAAAAGGTTTTGCCTTCAGCGTCAGTGAAATAACGAATGTCAAGGGCTGGATTTTTTGGAGCTTTTGACAAATCGTAATAAGCATCGTTTACAAAGCCACCAGTAGAAAACGCAGCCCTAGTTTGATCGTCCATTTCTTCACGATCAACCTCTTTCATGATGTCATCGATTTCACTTTCGAATTCATCTTCGTTTTCATAGGTGTCATTAGCGTCTTCGCCAACGTCTTCGGCGTTGCCCATTTGACCAATGTCATTCATGCGCGACAAGCCTTTCTTAGCTTGATCACGCAACTGCATCAGACGTTCAAGTCCAATGAAGCGAACGACGTCAGCGGGAAAGACGAATTCGCCCGGTGACAACTTAGCGTCAACGTCGTCCCTCACCTCTTCAGCAAGGCTACCAACAGGCACCTTATTACCACTGACAGGATCGACGTCTTTGCCGTCATCCATCATGCCGCCTTCGGCAAACAACTTCTTTTTGCTCGTAGTGATGGCACCAACGCCAACCTTGCTACTGCGTTTCTTTCCGAAGCCCATTGATTTCGTCCTTCAGTTTTGTGAGCGCTTTTAGCGCCATGATGGCACCTTGTGCTCTATATAGCTCTGTCACCTCTGACGCCTGCTCAAGTTTTCGCTGATGATTATCCATATGAGCATTGAGCATTTCCATAAACGCTTCCCATTGATGGTATTGCGTCAGAGTACCGAGTTTGGCGAGATATTGCTTTTCTTTCATTGCATCGGGGGTCGTTGTTGCGGGGGCGCAGCGCTAAAGCCTTGCTCACCCGGAACAGGAGCGCTGCCAACGCCAATGTTACCACCACCACCACCGCTTGTGTCAGACACCGGCAAAGGCTGTTCACCACCCGGCGCAGCACCCGGCATAGCCGGAGCAGGCGGCTGCATACGCTGCAACAAGATGGCTTGCTTAGCCGCCTCTTCCATATCATTAGAAACAAGTTCGGGGTCCAAATCCATTGACTTGGCAATTTCCTTAACAATATAAGGCAGCTTAGCAAACGGAGCCAACACCGGATTCTGCACCACCTGCAAGAATTGCAACAGACGCTGACTGCGCACTTCGTTAGCCATCAAAGACTCAGTGCCGCGAGCATTCACTTCCAAATCGCCAACGATGTCGGGATCAGGATCGAATTGCATATTAAAGCTAAAGAATGCTTCTCCCAGTGGGCGCAACAAATAGTCGTCCATATTCTTGACGACGGTTTTAATGTTGATAGACGCAGCATTCATCAGCATTGAGATGCCGGATGAGGTGCGACCAACGCCGCTTACACCAGTCTGTCCGTGAGCAAATGACGGCATGCCGGTGGATTCATCAGCAAGTACACGAGCTTTATCGAACAGTTGCAGATTGCTCTGTGCGACATTGGGGAACGACGTTCCAAACAGAGCCTGACCCGGAGCACCACCTTGACGACGGAACACCTTGCCGGGGTAGACATTCATGTCCTGACCCGGAACGAGATTGGTTTCATCGATTTCAAAGACGAGATTGCCCGACAGAATGGCATTGTCTACAGCGAGTCGCATGAAGCCGTTCATCAACGTTTGGGTGTCGTCCATATTCTCGGCAACGCCAACGCCAAACATCGAATACGGATTTAGCTCATACGGCACCACGTAGTACGGAATGCGAGCAGGCTTAAAAGGATTGAGGACAAGTCGTATGATCTTGCCACCGCTGAACCAAATGTTTGCCTGCAATTCAACGCTGTCCTCAAACTCTTTGGGGATGTCGATGTCGTTGTCTTGCAACATCTTGATATCAACAGCACCCCAATATTCCAACACTTCCCAACGCTCGACGCCCATGTTGGGTTCGTAGTCGCTCAGGTCGTCTTCCCAATACTCTTTGGTGTAGTTTGGCCCATCTTGAATGAGCGCATCAATGACGCTCTTGCGAAACATCGGACGACGCTTGAGTTCGAGCAGCTTAGTCTTGCTAAGCTTGTGACGCTCAATGAAATAAGATGACTCTTCAATGTTGTTTGCGTCAGGGTCAACATAGCTATTCCAAACGCTGACATGCTCAGCCTTTGGCATCGTCTTCATAATTGGCTTATACTTGCCGTCTTCCCAACGGGGATATTCTTTGTCAATTGCAAATGGTCCCTTCATCACACCCGTGCCGAAGAGGGCACATTCGAACGCGGTGGAACGCAGATGCGTGGTGGCGCGGCTCTCATCAAGCTGATCGCGAATCTTCTTGTCCATCTTCCGCGCAGAAACCTGAGCAGGCGAGAAGGTGATTTGCGTCGGCAACTTGCCTGCGCCTTCTTTGACGTTCAATCCCTTGAACGCATTCTTCATCGACCCCAACAGATCGCTAATGCGCGTGCCCGGAGGCAATGCCTTACCGGGTTCGAATGAAGGAGATGAGGGCTGTCCAGCCGTCTTCTTTTGTTCTTCGGCAACGTCGATGTGAACGTGTTCGGCTACACCGATGGGCTGTGGCGTCGGATCGACAGACAGCGGAAACTTGTTACCAGAGAACAAGACGTCAATGATTTGACCGTATGCGGCAAGCACTTTCGTCTTGGTCACCTTGATGAAGACGCGAGACTTCTCAGTCTCGGTGAACTTCATATCGGGACCGTAGATGCCACGATAGTTGCGATAGGCACGCAACCAACGCTCTTCGTCATAGCGACGAGCCTGCTTAGAACGGCTATATCGTTCTTTTACGAAGTCGATAAGCCCGCCACCGGCAAAGGTGTTTTCGCCGCTATCGTCCGGTAGGGCGACGGCTTTGTCATCGATGAAATTTTTATCGTCACGAATAGCCATATTGTTTCCTTATTAATAGCCGAAAACTTGATCAACTGCGGTTATACCACGCGATTGCTTAGATGGGTCAAAATCAAAGATACTAGCGCTTCGCGGGCGACTCATTACACCATAACGCAGGGCGTCATAGGTATGGTCATTTTTCACCTTAGTATCAATATCTTCAGGATTGCTCTTATCCAACGGAATAGTTGGCAAATCTGCAATGAGTTGTGTGCAGTTTTCGAAGATGGTCATGCGCGGATGATTGGTATACGGGTCAATTTGTAGACGACGATGTATCTCATTCTTACCGGCAATACGACTACCAGCGCTTCGATCCGATGGCCGCCACTTGCACCCTTTAACAATCATTCGCTCGGCAATAGATGGACCGGTATCCCCGCGCCGGTGCCAGCATGAACTATCCAAAACACCATATCGAATACGCTCACCCGACTCAATATTCAAAATCATGTCTGCCAAATCTTCGGCAAGCACCTTTGTAACATAAAGTTCGCGATAAACGACAAGAGACTCGTCAGGTGCCACAGCAAACCACAGAACAGCAGTGAAACTCCCATAGCCATAGTCACAAGCACGAAACCTAGCCCAGTCAGAGGGAATAGAATAAGGCTCAACAACGTGAATTGAACGCTTAAATTCCGAGAAAGCGGCACCTTCAGCGACATCCCAGTCTCCTTCTAGCAGTTGTCGGCGCTGATGCTCCGGCAACGAAAGCAGCATTGTCTCATAATCACCCGATTTGGTCAGATATGGGTTGTCAGCGAGTCGAGCAGGGATGAAACGACGCTTGAAAAGAGGTTGCCCCTGCTTACTATGACCTTCGGGGTAGGTCATCGTCTCACCCGTCTCAATATCGGTGGCCCAGAACGCATCTCCGGGTGGGGCGGGATCGATAAACATCTTCTTCACCCACGCATGCCCCTTATTTCCGGGGTTTGTAGACGCTCTCATGTACACCGGCAGGTCTGGGGCGGCTGTACGCAGACGAGAACGCATGTAGTTCCACGCAAACGGGGTAGCCCACTGCGTCAATTCGTCAAAACCAATCCAGCTAAACGACAAACCCTGATAGCGCAGTACGTCTTCGTCCCGATCAAGGTAGGACATCCATAATCTGCCACCACCCGGCACCTCCCATTGGAACTTTCGCTCGCTCCATTTGATGCCGGGGATGATTTTGGGGTATATCTCCTGCGACTTCCATACCAGTTCACGAAGTTCTTCGGTGGTGTGACGCAAAAGTAGTCCTGAAAACTGCGGATGGGTGATGTAGCGAAGCGGATCAGCCAGCATAGCGTAGCTTTTACCACCTCCAGCAGCACCACCGTACAGCACTTCGCGCTCAGCAGCAGCCAAAAACGCTGTCTGAGGGCCGACGTTAGGCTTAAAAATTACATTTTCAATCTCAACGGTCGGGTATTGGATGTCGCTCGTAGAGACTGATGTAGGGTTCTTCGTCGAAGAAGACGGTGCGCTCTTGCCTGCCGAGCGTTTCTTCGTAGGACTTCGCCTTTTCGAGCGCGTCTTTGTATCTGGCTGCAAGGGCGAGATAGAAATTTCTGCGATTTTTACGTCGTCTGTCATCCCTTATGCGCTTTCTAAGTCCATCAGGCGATATAGGTCTGCCGGTTTGCTTTGTAAGCCATGCGGCAACCTGTCTGAAGCTATATCGTGCGCAATACTTTGTTGCCAGTTTAAGCGCATCAAGCTCATGAGGAATAGGAACGTACCAATCTGGATCATCTGGGTCAATTTTATAGCCGAAAGGAACCCTGCCGTATGGATTGAGCTTCGGCACCCTTACATATTCTTTAGTGCGAACAGGCTGCGGAAGCAGCCAACTGCCCAAATGTTCTCTCATTTACTCCGCTGAAGCTTCTTTCGGAGGCAATATCATAATGCCACCGCTAGATTGTACCTCAAGCTTTTCGGTTTTGACAACACCGGCCCGATCAAGCAAATCTTTCGCAGCCGCAAGCTTTTCTTTGATGCCCAACTCCGTCGGATCGTCAATGCCACCGATAACAGCCATTGCCGCTTTCGGCGCATGCATGGCAATGTATAGCTGCGTAGCTTCGATGATGTGCTCTTTCAGCGTAGACATCAACTCCTTGGTCGGATAGTTCTTGCTATAGCCTGCCATTTCTTTGGCGCGAACGGGGCTACCATTGGCTTCGCCCAACAAAGCTTCGATGAATTTGCGTTGCTGTTCGTTAAGTTCTTTTTTCATGATGTGTAATTACCAAAGTTTTCTTGCGTCCTCACCGTCACCGTAATAGCGCTGCTGCCGACAGTGGCAAAGCCCGTTATCTTATCGTTCCTGTCAAGGAACAACGGGTTGGTGATTTGGAGAATGCTGCGCGGCTTTAGTTCCACAGCATCCATGATGTCGTATGACGTCGTGTTAACAGCGCTATACCATTGCAGCGTGACACGAACATTAGAGTCGCTGCCGTTGGAAACAAGGATGCTGTCAACTTCTGACTTAAACGCAGCAGGAACAACATAAATGTCCTGCGGACTTGTTGTCAACACCAATGCTACAGAGCGTGTCTTGTTTGTCGTCATGTCAAATCCCAGAAAGACATTGATCCAATGGCATTGTGAGTGCCCGACAACGTTTTAACCGCAATGGTGTAGATGTCACTAACACCTGCTAAAGTTCTGCCCAGTTGCAAGTCAAAGTTGTATTCACCACCGTTGTTGGTGGTACCGGCTGTTTGAGTTGATGCAATGGTGAAGTTGTGATAGATTAGATGACCGCCAGTGAGCGCGGTGGCAGAAATATCAAATTCAACATTGTCGCTCGTAGTCTGCGTCCATGACGGAGACGTTAGCGTAGCATTCTTAAACATTGCCACTTCAAAGACAGCGCTACTTGCCGACGTTGGCAGCACGCTATATCCATCGGGGATGATGACGCTGTCGAGTCGAGTTGGATCAAGTCGAATGGAAACAAGCGGCATCCAGCTTGTGCTAATGTTCGTATTTAATGCTGTCATTGACGCCGTCTGTACAGCCACCTTACGCTCATAGCCGCCTTCAGAAATGACAGTGGAGCAGATTTGCTTGAAGCTGCCAGCAGACGCTGTAGCTCCCGTGTTCGTAATCTCATAGCGAACGGGCAAGATGGCTGTCGTCATGTAGACGGTGGACAGCGAGTTTGCGTGATTGAATGTATGAGCAACAATAAATTGCCCGTTGATGACAAAGCCGCAGCGAACGCTACCGACGCCTAGCCATTCGAAGTCCATCCAAAAGATTTGTGCTTTTGTCGTGTCGAGCGTATATCCGCTTGCGCCTGTACCGTCGAGCTTATCACCATTCCAACTGCTTTGAGCAACAGCCGTATCAACGACGCTGCCCGTAACATAAGAGCGACGGACAATGTTAAGCGTGGAGTTGTTTCGTTCAAAGAAGACACCGTTTTGTGTAGAAAAATAACCAACGCGACAACGCAAGTTTGTTTGCGCAGCGCTCATGACAAACGTGTTCAACACCAACAACGACTTGCCGGGTTGATAAGGAAACACACGTTTGCTTTCACGAACTACTTCAGAGCCTGACGACGTTGTTGTCGTCATCTCCACCGTACTTTCGTTTGCTAAATAAGAGACAGCGCCACCGGTTGCTGTTGACTCGCTAAACATGTCATTCTTTGCATAGCGATTTTGACTGTCAAACAGTGTGAAGGGCGCTGAAGTTCTTGCTCGACCAAATGCGTCAACAGAAGTGCCCCCGATAGTAATTGTGTTACCGTCGGGAGCAATGCGAACAAGTTCAGGATAGTGCGTTATTGACACTTACTTCTTCTTCATTCCACGAGCCTGAGACAGCGCAATAGCCACTGCCTGCTTTTGACTCTTTACCACCGGAGCCTTCTTACCTGCTCCTTGATGAAGAGTTCCCATTTTAAACTCATCCATCACTTTACCAACTTTAGCCTGTTGCTTAGGCGTCATTTTCGTAGCCATCATTTATCCTTCTTTATCGGACCACCAGACTTCCATGCGTCGCATGTACGAGCAGCGGCACAGGTGAATTGAAACAAGTCGCAATAGCCCAAATCGGCAGCTTCAACAAAGGCTTCATCATATGACAATTCACCTTCATTTTCATCTTTCTCCAATCCACCGATGATGCATTTCATCATCGAAGGCGTTTGAATGAAGGCTGCACAATTGCCACAACGCATGTTCTTGATTTCAGAAACAGGCGCGTTGTACATCTTAGCCTTCTTATCCCAAAACTCTTTGTTTACAGCGTTGGGATCAGGAGGTCCGTATCCGTACTCCTTGAAAGCCTCATTGCGATTTTTCAGGTTGACATGAACATCCTGAGTCGCAATGGGGCATGAACGCTTGCTGATGAGAGCCATTTTACTTCTTCTTAGTGGCACAACCGCCCATAGCCATCTTCGTCTTGCCCTTGCCCTTAGCAGGCATAGCAATCATGATAGCTAGCGCCGCAGGCTTCTTTTTAACAGCGCCACCCTTAGCCATCATAGGCTTGACAGCACCACCATAGTTCATCTTCTTACCTGCCATCATGCACTTACCTGCTTTGGCACAGGCAGCGGGGTTGGGACATCCAGCACAAGCTTTCATTTCTTCTTTCCTTTAACAGCACCACCCTTAGCCATCTTTGTCTTTGCAACAACAGGAGGCTTAGGCTTATTCAGACGCTTTGCAGCCAGAGCAGGATTGGGCATGCTCTTCACCGGCTTCTTAGCACCTGCATACACAACAGGAATGGCAGCACCACCCATGCTATATTTCTTCTTCACGACACCACCCTTGTTCATCTCAGCGCGACCACGGGTTTCGTCGTCAATGTTCTCATTCTTGCCTTCACGCACAGACGGCTTCGGGCCTTCTTTGGCAAGCTCCGTCGTATAACGCTTGCCCTGCCACGTGAAGGTGGCTTTGTCGTCCTTACGCGCAGCAGCAAAGGCTTCTTTGAAGGACATCTCCTTCTTGTCTTCACGCTTGCTCTTTTCTTCATCAAGACGCTTCTTGATGGTGTCCATCTCGTCATCATCCATCGTCCGAGAGGCAACAGCAACGCGCTTAGGCGTCTTGTCTTCTTCGTCCTCCATCATACGACGACGGGTTTCGTTAGCACGCTCGCTAGCAGCCGTGCCCAAAGCTACACCGCCAGCACCGGCAGCGCCAACAGCACCTGCACGACTACCGGTACGCAACGCAGCCCTACCACCGGCTTCTTGCACGCTTATACGACGCAGGGCAGCACCGGGCTTGTCGTCTTCAGCTTCAGCAGCACGGGCAGACAACGCCTTGCGCATTTGAGCAAGGTCGCTCTTGGTTTCGCTAACGACGTCGTCGCTAAGATCAGCCATCAAGCGATTTTTACCCGCTGTAGGAGCACCACGACGAGTGGCAGCACCGACGCCACGACCAAATAGTTTAGAAAGAGCCATCTTTATTTCTTTCGATATTTCGCTGTCTTTTCTGCGACAGCCTTCGGTTGGGCAACAAATTGCTTACCCGCTTTATTACCCGCAGCTTTTGCGGCATTCGTTGCCTTCTTCTCAGACTCAGACAACGCACCCCATGCAGCCTTCGGCAGATAACGACGTTTGCCTTCAGAGGGCTTGCCGCTAGACGTTGTCCATTCCTGCTTCGTCCATTTCGTCATGGACTTCTGCGCTTCTGTCTTTTCGCCAGTGTAGCCGCCGCCTTTATCTTTATATATTTTACCAGCAAGCTGCATAGCTCGGGCAGAATGTTTACCACCCATCTTTGCCTTCGCTTGCGCCTTGGCAGCTTCCCACAGCTTTTCGTTGGTGCGTCCCATTATCGCAAACTTCCATCAGCTTTACGCTTAACGCTTCTGTTCTTTGACGCCGGAACAGAACGCAAATTGCTACGTGTATTGCTACCACCCTTTGACAGAGGACGCTTATGGTCAACATCATGACCCGGCTTAACTGCGCCTTCGTCCATCAGCTTAGCTCTGGCAGCATTGCGTTGAGCACGCTGTTTAACACGCTGCGGCTTGCTGTCTTTTTCCCATTGAAGCTCACGACTATATTGTCGTTTTCCATTCGACTGAAACGGCATTACCACTTCTCCTTGTCAGCCCAATACGCAGCAGACATTTTGCCTTTAGCTATATTACTGGCGTGTCGAGCTTTGAAGCTTTCACGACGTTTGCGATAGGCTTCGCTTTCGTTTTCTTTCTTTGGAGAACCACTAACGCCTTGTTGACCAAAACGAATGAGCTTCACTTTGTCGCCCTCTTTAGCCAAAACAGCATGGCTCTTCTTCGGATGAGAAGGAGTACGCTTAGGCTTGTTGTAGCCACTGAAAGTTTCGTTGCCTCGTTTGATGGTCATATTACTCCGCGTTGTAACAGAAATTAATAGCGACGTCTATTGACAACGCCTTCATACCAGCCTTCGTCACGCATTGCTTTGTCAACAGCCGGAAGCGGAATTAACAAGCCTGTATGCCTTTCTAACGCTGCTCTGACGTAATAGACATCAGAGTGATATCCAATCGTCTTCACCTCTTCTTTGTCTTTGAACACCTGTTTCATGGCAACAGCATAATAGCTGTGCGGCGGACTATTAACAAGTGCTCCGAGTTCTTTTCGTGTTTTGAAGCGGGCCACAACACATTCCTTTCGGGGTAACAATGTAAACCAAAATACGTTGTGTGTCAACAACACCCTGCTTTTAGTTAACAAAAAAGGGAACTCGTTAGAATTCCCTTATGTAGACTATATAGGTTGTTATCGGTTACATTAGCGACTTAGAACAACATCTTTGTTATTTTATGTTTCTAACATTAGCAATGTTAGAAGTAACAATGTTTGTTAGATTAAAAACAATGTTTATTTATTAGAGTGCTGATACTGGCGTGTTTAAATTGTTAACAAGGTATAAAGATGAAACCAACTAGAAGCATGCATCAAAATGTTATTATTGTTCATTAACACTCTATAGATACACTAAGACTCCTGTGGGGAGCCTTTAGAGCTTGTTAGCTCTTACGACAGCCTTTCGACATTAGGACGCTATCTTCGCCATCCATTTGCGCTGTTTCAATGTCTCTCCCGTGGTAGCGCTATGACGACTTTACAGTCGTTGCCGATTGCCACCGTTACCCGTCCAATCGACAGCCCCAGTTTTACATAGCTTGCGTGTCTTTGTCAAGCAAAAGCAACTCTGTTGTGTCTCTGTCCCCATTTATTCTATGTAAATGCGAATGATTCTCATCACCATAGCATGGTGTTGTTGCTGACCCCGCGTCGTCAATGCGACAAAGCTATGTTTTTGCTGTCATTGTAGTGCAGGATGGTGTCGTTTGGTGCCGGATGGTGTCGTGTGGTGTTGGGTGATGTAGGTGATGGTGTGTGCGGCAGGATGCACAAGATCGGGATAGGTCGTTGTTTTTATTGGCATGCTAAGTTAGTGACCACTAACAAAGTTAAAAATCCTGATCTGTGTGCTAGGCTATATACAATAGCGCTAGCACCCCCGGGTGGCCCACGCCCGCCCACGTCATGCTCACGTCATCCGCGCACATGATGCGTGTGTGTGATCGCGCATAATGCGCTCTAGCGCACGATCTCGCGCTACGTCATTTGCTTTGCAAATCAACAGCTTAGGTCTATTCCGTAGGAATAAGTGCTTTTGTCGTCAGAGCGATAAAATCCCTATGTTAGTGACCACTAACTTAGCGGTAGAGCATACCCCCTCTTTCGATGTACAACATCGAACTACCCCGCTCGACGTCGACCGAAGCAAAGCTTCGCATCGAACTACCCCACCCGCTAACGCACGACGTCGCACGTCATCCGCGCATCACGCACCGCATCGCGCTACACGTGACGTAGCACGCGCACACGCGCAGCAGCTTCGCTGCCAAAGCCGACGTCGAAAAACCCTTCGCTTGACTCAGGTATTGTTTGTCGCTACAGTCCGTTCCCATCGATGCCGATTCCCGGCGTCGCAATCCTGAAAGGATACATAGCATGAACGTCACGATGAAGCATTTTTTCGCTGATCCCGCCGAATGGCTCGAATCCGAAGGATTCACTGCCGTTACCGCATGGAAAAACAACGTCATCGTTTACGATGATGGCATCAACGTAGCCCGTGTAGAGTGCATCAACCCTAACAACTACGTTGTTAAAATCTGGACAGTTGGCGAATAACCCCACAGTTGACAGGGGCTTTCATCGGCCCCTACAATTGACCCCATCGACGACGGCGATTCCGTCGCTTTCCTGAAAGGAAACACCATGCAAACACGTTCATTCACCAACGCCCCGAAGTTCGAAGAACTTCAGCGCTTTGCCGTCGTCGTCCAAACCGGCAGCGAAGCTGATATCGTCAACGCATTCGTTGCCCTAAAGGCTCTGCCTTTGTTCGCTTCGAAGGGTTGGCAAGCTGCCATGACGAAGTTTTCGTCCGTTATCTTCGATAACGCTGTGCCGTTCAGCGTGTTTGCCGAAGGCAACAGCAAGCTGCCGTTCTATGCGTTTTCTACTCTGCCCGGCGTCACTTGTCCCGGTGCTGGAGAATGCTTAGCATTCTGCTACAGCTTCAGGGCATGGCGTTATCCGTCGGCGTTCTTCCGTCAGGCTCAGAATGCATACTTGATGCGCTTCAATCGCTTTGCGATTATTGATGCATTGAATGCCGTTAATGACGCAAACCCGAAGGGTTTTGATTTCCGTCTCTATGTGGACGGCGATTTTTCCAATGTCTCTGACATTGAATTTTGGATGGGCCTGCTGTCGGTCCTGCCGAAGGTGAAAGCCTACGGCTACAGCAAGAGCTTCGCTCTGCTGAAGAGCTTCGTCGAAGCTGGCGGCGTGGTGCCGGTCAACTATAAGTTGAATATTTCCTCGGGTCACAATGCGGACGACTCCACCGTAGGTTTCATCCGTCAGCAAGCGTTTACCCGTGGCGACTTCGTCGCTGTCAGCATTGGTCGCAAGATCAAAGCTGCCGATTATGGCACGAAGCCGGTGAACGATGCCATTCGTGCTATCTTTGATAGCAAAGTGTTTCCCTGCCCCGGCAAGTGCGGCACATGCACCAACGTGGGGCATGCTTGCGGTAGCGACGTGTTCAAGGGCAAGGTGATTGCAATCGCTGTGCACTAACATGCGACGATCCCCTTCGGGGGACGTCAACGAAAGCCCCTACAGTTGACAGGGTTTTTCGTTGGCGGTAATAATAGAAGCCAATGCGAGACGACGCCGAGTCGGTGAGAAGCTAGCCGGGTGATGCCGGGTTACGACACAAGCGTAGTATCGAAGCGTAGCTTAGCCTGTATGTTACAGACGACGCTATGCGAACCGTTGACGACGGGGTGAAAGCCCATACAGTTGACAAGGGAAATGCGACGCCCTTATAATAGAAAGCAACACGAAGCGAAAGCTTCCCGCTCTTTAACAACCCGTTACCAGTGTCGGTGCATGTGACAGATGCACTATGGGCTGGCGTGAATGATGCATACGTTAAGGCATCATGCATTGGATAGAGTGCGGCATCTATACCATCTGTCCCCAAGTGAGAGTGGGTGCTCTTGCGATAGGGGGTTTTCTTGAGCGTTCAATGGTGAGCGTTCAACAAAACCTGAAAGGTTTGTGACATGGCATACACAATGAAGCGTTCGCTCCACGGATTAACCTACGATGATATCCGTAGGATATACGACAACAATCCCAACTTAACTCTAAAAGAGTTATCTAATCTGACGGGACTTGCTGTTCCGTTCCTCATGAAAATCCTTTTGAAAGGATTCTGACATGTACTATTTCCTTGCCATCATCGTAGCACTCATCATCGTGTTCGTATTGATTGAACGCGACGCATTCTGATGTAGGTATTACTGGCGTTAACCTGCACATTGTGATACAACAATCCTCACATTAGTGAGGAAACAATGTTCAAATGCAAAACATGTTCAGTTGAAAAGCAACTGACAGAATTCTACAAAACGCCAACGGGACATAGATTTACCTGTAAATCTTGCCACAACAAAGCGCTCATTGAAAGACAACGGGCTGATCCAAGTATCCAGAGATGGAAACAAATGAAGCATCGTTACGGGTTGACTCGACAACAATGGGAGGCAATGGTTGCCACGCAAGATGGAAAATGTGCAGTATGTAGCGTAGAGTTACATGTGGAACCAATCAAAAGAAATGATTCTCGACCGCCTAATCAGGCGGTGGTAGATCATTGTCATGCAACGGGTAAGGTTCGCGGCATCATCTGTCATTGTTGCAATGTTGCAATTGGACATATGAAAGATGACATCAACCGATTGCAATGTGCAATCGACTATCTCAAGGAGAGAACAAATGCGTGTGATGGTCTACTTCAACTTGAATCGTAAATGCCTGAGCGTGAAGGCACTCGAAGGTGAGCGCAAAGGGCGTGTCATTGCCCATGCTGACTCTGTATTGCTTGCAAACGCCACGTTCAAGGTGTCCGAAGCCGGACGTCAGCGTGTCATCCGTGAGCAACGCAAGAACGTACATGCCGGTGTCGTCGGTGAGATGATCAACACCAACGTGAGCGACAGCTTCATCAACCGCATCGAAGCGCTGTTCACCCCCATCAAATACAATCCGTACAAGTTCGACAGCTTCGTCACTGCCGTGAGCGAGCTTCCCGTGACAACGGCGCGACACGTTGTCGTTGCATCACGTAACGGCAGAGGCGCAATCTTCGGTCAGGAATGCCGACAAAACCCCTCCGCTTGACTCGGAGATTATTTATCCCATATACTTCAACCCATCGACGGCATCCCGCTGTCGAATTCCTGAAAGGACACAGCAATGCGTGACATCATCAGCGCCATCCGCCGCAGCTTCATCCGTACCTTTGCACGACACGTTGTCGTCGTCGTATGGGGCAACGCAACGTTCATGCACTACACCATCAAGCGCAACAGCGCTGACGAATGGGCTGCTGCATACCCTGCCGAAGCTTCGGCTGTCATCGTCAGCTTTTACTGAAAGGCTCAGCAACATGCGAACAATCTTCATCACCCATCTGCCCCATCACCCTGCCGAACCCGGATACATGGCGGCGGACTTCGGACTCGAAGATAAAAATGACTGCGTCATTCGAGCATTCGCTAACGTTGGCGTCGATACCTACCCCAACCTGCGTGACCTGTTCTTCCGCAAGGGACGCAAGCAATTCCGTGGTACGAAGGTGACGACAACCCACGAAGTGGCGAAGATATTTGGCGCTACCTTCACCACACTGGGTGAGACGGGCAAGAAGCGCGACAGGCTGATGTCGCTGTACCAATGCGGTGCTGACGATGTCGACAGCAAAGGCTGCACAGTTGCCAACATTGCATCACGCTATCCCACGGGACGACACATTGTGTCGGTGCGTGGACATGTGTTTGCACTCATCAACGGACGTATCATCGATACGTTCCCAACCCGACCCCGTACCCGTGTCATTGGTGTATACAGCTTTTCCTGAAAGGAAACTTATGAAAGTAAAGACAAGCATTCTCAACGGTGTTGCCCTTGACTGGGCAGTGGCAACCGCCGAAGGACACAAGGCAGAACTCGACGACAACGAAGTTGTTTCGTGGAAAGTTATTCTCAGCAATGCGTATCGCCTAGTGTGGCAACCATCAACGAATTGGTCGCAAGCCGGAGCCATCATCGAACGTGAACTCATCACCCTCGACTACAACCCGCTCAACCCCAACGAAGGCAGACCTTGGATAGCTACGACACGAAGTGGTGCTGAGGAGTATGGTGCAACACCGCTCATCGCAGCGATGCGTGCTTATGTATCGTCGGTGTTCGGTGATGACGTTGACATTCCCGAAGATCTTCTATGAGGCAAGCTATGCTTGAACATCAATTTTATATTTCCGGTAGCGAGTCGCAGGGCTATGCTGTCATCGACGCTAGGGCAGGCATGCCCTTGTGTGCAACGAAGTCTACGATGACGGAAGCGCTTGAGGTTGTCATACAGTGGCGCTTGCCCCTGTCACCTATGATGTGGTGCAGTGACACGCTGTCATGGGTTGACATCCGACCCAAGGACGAATGACCCCATACTTGACTCGACTATTTATTTCGCTGTACAATTGATCCCATCGACGGCACTGTCGCCGTCACAACCCCGAAAGGAAACACCATGCGTCAATCACTCATCTTCTCCCGCCGCAACGACAATGGCGTGCTCACTGTCGAAGACATGCAGCAGCGTGCTCCCGCTATGTTCTCGGACACTAAGGCGGAGCGTCTGACGGATCGCTATGCAGCCTTCCGCACTGCGGATCTGTTGCCCATCATGGCAGACTACGACTACTTCCCTGTGCAAGCTGCACAGAAGCGTCCCACGAAGAACAGCCCGACCAAGGCTGAGCACAAGACCCACATGGTTGCTTTCAGCAAGGGAGGCGACCAAGGCGACGGTCAAACCCGTGGTGAGATCATCGTCTACAACAGCCACGATGGTAGCTCTGCCCTGCGTTTGTTTGCCGGAGCATACCGCTTCATCTGCTCCAACGGCATCGTTGCCGGGGAAGGTATGCAGCAGCGTATCTACCACACGACGAAGTCGATTGCAGGATTCGAGCAATCCCTGCGCTCTGTCATTGAGGCTTTGCCTTCGGTGTTGCAGCAGTTCGAGGTTGCCCGTAACATCAACCTTGATGGCATGCAGCAGTATGAGCTTGCCAAGCAAGCCGTGATGAAGCGTTGGGGTGCATGGGACGACAGCATTGTCGACGTCGATGGTCGCCCCATCAAGGGCAGCTACGCTGTTGACAAGACCATCCGTGATGCACTCGGCGTGCAGCGTAGCGAGGACAACCTGAGCGATGCCTTCACTGTGTGGAATCGCATTCAGGAGAATGTGCTGCGTGGTAACGTGATGATCAAGTCTATCACCGACAACAACGTCGGCATGCGTAAGGCTCGCCCTGTCACCGCAGTGGCTGAGCACGTTCGTATCAACCGCGAGTTGTTCGACCTGCTGCCTGCATAATGCAACGCAACAACGAAGGGCTACCGTTGGTGTGGCCCTTTAATACCTACAAAGGTAAGGCGCTGCCTGAGTCACAACGACAACGGCAGCGTTCTTTTTTGAAACAGCGACAGCGCGAACAAAGTAAGCAAGCGCTCGCCAACATGCCGGAGGCTATGCTATGAAACCCACTGTACATTATGTCCGCGATAGCTTACATCGTCTCAACGATAAGCAGGTCACTGTCCTTGCCCTCGACCACCCACGATTGGGGTATGAGCGCATCATCACGTCACAGATGGTGACGCTCATCGGCGAAGACGGAAGCTTCGAAACCCTCAACACGTTCTACGTTGCTGTCGAAGCAGAGAACATGGACGACTACATCAAGGAGTAAACAAAATGCGCAAACAATTCACCGTCACTGTCTACAGTGACCCCGGTCATGCATGGGCCAAGGTACGTAAGAGTGTGCTCACCAACCTCGGCATTGCCGACAAGGTATCATCGTATTCGTATCAACGTGGAGACTATGCGTTCCTCGAAGAGGACTGCGACCTGTCCCTGTTGATGCAAGCCCTGCGTGACCACGGCACAGCGTTGCGCTTCGTCGAGAAGCACACAGACAAGCAGAGCCGCATCCGCAACTACGAACGGTATAGCGTGTGATAGACGACGACGACGGACTGATACTCATCGTCGTCATTCTGACGCTACCATTTTTCTTGAGGCTATTAATATGACCATCGAACAGCAATTGCAAGAGATTCAGCAACGAAACTTCGAACGTGCCAAGCAAGCCATTCTAAAGCTTGGTGAAAAATATCTCTGTCATCCGAGCAATCGTGTTCAACGCAAGACACCGAAGCAGGTGTTGTCGAAAGGAACATCATGATCAGCGAAGTAGACCTGCGTGATTGGATACACCTGCAACCTACACCACTATACAGCGTTCCGAAACGGAACTACGTGAAGTGGTGCGATAATTATTTCTTCTTCGATCATCTCGACGGCATGTTCAGTTACTGCCTCGACATGACCGGAAATATTTTCCACATTCCTGCTGCGGCGCAAGTAACGCCGCTTCGAAAACCTCCGAAAGAAAAGGATACACAATGACCCGTGATCAAGTTGTCGGCATGTTTGTCGGTGCGTTTCTAGGCGATATGCTTGGCGCACCTTATGAGTTTGGTGAACCAATGAACCCGGATGATGTTAAGCTGACAACTGGTGGCGCACACGATGTTAGTCTCGGTGAGTACACCGACGATGGCGCATTGACGTTGGCATTGGGCGAGAGCTACGTTGCCCGTGGTAAGTTCGATCCGCAGGATGCAGCACGTCGCTTCAAGGACTGGCGCAAGACGGGCAACTATGGCACCCGTGGATATGTCTTTGACATTGGACGCACCACCGCTGCTGCCATTGATCGCATGGAGCATGACCGACCCTTTGCTTCGACAGGCGACACACACGACAGCGGCAACGGCAGCATCATGCGCATCGCTGCCTGCCTTGCTGCCAACCACAACAACAGCACACAAGCGCTTGCCGACGCTGTTGCTGCAAGCTTGATGACACACGGCAACGCCGATATTATCAACTACACCGCCGCGTTCGTTGCTGAGTTGATGGGGCCGGTGCAGCCCCAGTTCCATTCGTTGTATTTCAATCCGACGGCTACTCGCGTCAAGAAAGGCTCCATCATGTACACCTTCAACGCTGCACGACATGCTGTGCATTACGGCAGGGGTGATGGTGGCGCTACGTTGCGTCATGCCGTATCCTATGGATGGGACACCGACACCAATGCTTGCGTTGCAGGCATGTGGATTGGTTCAGTGAATGGTATCGACTGCTTTCCGCAAGAATACATCAACGCGCTTCAAAATAAAAAGCGCATCTTTGAAGTTGCTAACGCTTTGTTTGAGCAAGGAGAAAAGAAATGAAAGACAGTGTAGAGCTTGTGATATTTGCCATTGTTGTCGCAGCATCATTTGCACTCGGTGGCATCATTGGAATGTCACGTATTCAAAGAGACTGCGACAAGCTTTCTTCATTTTATATTGACAGCAAGGTGTACGAATGCAAGCTGAAATAACTTTACGACAAGCCGCGCAGCAGGCGCTTGAGGCGTTGGACGCATATTCGTGGGAGCAGGTGAACGCAGCGAGAGCCGCCCTCCGCACCGCGCTTGCGGAGCCTGAGCAGGAGCCGATGGCGTATGTGAGCGGCTCATATGCGGGGCACTTCACTGTTGTTCCGACTAACCCTGCACTTGTTCTGACTACAGGAATGGCCCTCTACACCCACCCACCGCAGCGCAAGCCGCTGACGGATGAGGAGATTGACGCGCTCCCGCTGCCACCAAGCGGTACGGCAACAGTGCGCGACATAGTGCGCCTTATCGAACGCGCACACGGGATTGGAGGTGAAGCATGAGCAATGAGCCTGTGGCGTGGGTAAAGACTGAAAACTTCGTTGACGATGACGGCCTTTGGAGTGGACGCATTGTGTTCAATCAACATGGTGACGGGACGCCCCTCTACAC